TTATAAATCCTTGCCATATAAGTAGTTATATTCGGCAAGTCGGAATGTGTCACAATGCTCACGAATAAAATCAATGCGCTGTGTATCTCTGGTTCTTCTTCTACGTCTTCTTTTTCGTCTAGTACGGTTCTGCTCCATACATTTACTGTATGCTGATATAACCGGATCAGGTGCTTTCGTAGTAGTATGAGCCAGATATTCTATCTCTTGCACATCTTCTTTATAGAAATCATCGTTTTCAATGTGACTCATAGCATGTTTAAGTGCTGCTTGCTGTGACTCATAGTTGAGTGCTGCATTGATAAATATGGTATAACTGCCATCTTCATTCGGCACTACCATTTCATGTCCTTTCCCTTTTGGAAAGTCCATAAGGATGATGTTAACATCCGGTGTCAAAGTCACCACGTTCCTTTCGTTTCAGTGCGAGAGCCATGTTGTGTAATGCTCTTAAATCGTCTGGATCCATGTCTTTCTGAACATCGAATAGTGTTCTAAGTTCCTTGTTTTCAAAAATTTCTTGAGCAACTTTAGCAGTTTCCTCATTCAGATAGTATTTTTCTGATTCATTCTCCTCACCTGTCATAAGGTAATCAACAGATACATTAAAATAATCAGCAATCAACTTGATTTTAGCAGTATTCGGTGTAGTGTTTCCTAATTTACTTATGTATCCCTTTCCGAATCCAAGTGTTTCTTCTAGCTTATTCATAGAAATTCCATGCTCTTTACATAAGCTTTTGATACGTTCTTTCATGGTTTCCATCCTTTCTGAAAAAATCGCAAAAAAACCACTTGACTTTCTGAATATATCGCGTATAATACAATTATGGGTTCTGAAAAAAACGCAAAAATAAACAGAGTGTCGAAAGTGCTTTATTTAATTTGTTTGTGGTAATTCAAATTATAGGATATTTTCAGAGATTAGTCAATATTTTTAGTGATTTTTTCAGAACCTACGCACTAAAAAAGCGGAGGTGAAAACGTGATTTACGACAACATTTTTGAACGAGCTAAAAAGCGTGGAATCTCAATAAACAAACTTGAGGAACAAGCTGAGTTGTCAAAGGGAAGCATCTGTAAATGGGGAAAAAGCGTAAGTCCTACAGTAAAAAGCATTAAGAAAGTTGCTGACATACTTGGATGTACGGTTGATGAGCTGATTACAGAGAAGAAATCAAAAAGGAAGTGATTGGATGCCGAAGTTAAAGACATCTGAAAGAGAAAGGCAGAACAGAACGCTTCTTGCAATCATCGAGTCAGGAAAGACTATGACAGCTATCGATACTCAGAAGCTTTCAAAACTGACCGGTATCCCGCCAAGTACTCTGTACCAGAGATTAAGTCAGCCGGACAACATCCGAATCAGTGAATTACGAGAAATCCTAAGGGTACTCAAAATCACTGATGAGGAAAAGGCGAAGATTGGTAGGGAAGTGATATGAGAGATTGTAGTTACTGCAAAAAGAGAAACAGATGCATGGAAAGAAGCAGATGTATTCCGTGTGCATCATTTCAGAAAGAAGGTGAGAAAAACGAATCAGATCGATATGATCGACATCCAAAGAAGAACAATCCAGATCATTGATATCAAGAGACAGCCAAGAAGAATTGAGCATGATGACAGAGAAGAAAAAATATCTGCTGTTAAGAGCGTAGTTGCGATGGGATTGGTAATCTTCTTAAGTATCGCAACATGGGTTATCTTCGGATATTAAAATAAGCGCCCGGGAAAGACGGCAAATCTTCAGGCGCTTAGGTAATTAACCAACTTAATAATAGCAATTTAAAAAGGAGAAAGCAATGAAAAAAGATAATTTTACCATAACTTTGGATAAGCTGAACGCAATCATTCCAATATTTGCATCAGAGTTTTGTGACATGAATGGTGCCAAAGACGAAGATTTGATTATGAAAGCATCAGCATACATTTTCGCAAACGTAGAACGGTACGTGCATGGAGATAGAGACGTTGACGAAAAACTTCTTGCAATTAGCACACTTGTTCTGCAATTAGTACAAGAACTGCCACTGTGAAAGGAGAAAGCAATGTTGTTAGAAAAAACACTTGAAGTAAGCGTTTCAAAATTTGAAGAGCTGTGCAAAACAGATGCACGAATGGAAACGCTCAAAGCTTACATCAGCAATGAGGAAAACGGATATATCAAGCTGGACACAGTGAAAGCAATTATTGGACTTCCGGTCAAGCACGAAGAACCATCGGTGTGGGAGCATGAGGAACTGTCCTTTGATGAATTAGGAATCACACAACATAAGATGCATAAGAGACTTGCAGACAATTACAATGTGGAGGAAATGAAAGATGAACGAACTGAAATTTAATGTGGTGCAGAGTATTGGAGAAATCACAGCTAACTTTGATGAATTTAAGAACCAGGTGTCACAGGAACTTGAGAAATATAAAAGTAAAGAGTTTACGGAAGATACAAAAAAGGATGCGAAGAAAGATCTCGCAGAGCTGAGAAAGAAAAAGGCAGCAGTAAACGAGAGAAGAATTGAAGTAAAGAAAGAATATATGAAGCCTTATGATGAGTTCGAAGCTAAGGTAAAGGAACTTATCACATTGATTGATGAGCCAATCACACTGATTGATTACAAGGTAAAAGAGTTCGAAGAGAAGCGAATCAATGAACGTAAAGAAGAGATCCTGCTTGCTTATGAAGAAATTGTACCGGAAGAATTGAAAGACTACATTCCATTGGAGCGTATCTACGGAAAGAAGTGGACGAATGCCGGCACAAAAATGAAAGACATTAGAGAAGAACTTACTGGCAAAGTTGCAATCACAAACGCTGATATCACTGCAATCAAAGCCATGAGATCAGAAAAAGAAGAAACTGCTCTCAACTTCTATATGGAAAACAACAATCTGGCATCAGCAATTAAGTACCTTAGTGATTATGAAATTCAGAAAGCAGAGATCCTTAAGAGAAAAGAAGCAGAAGAAGCTGCCAGAAGAGAAAGAGAATTGGAAGCTGAAAGAGAACGCATCCGTCTTGAAGAACGTAGAAGAATTCTCGAAGAAGAGGAAATCAAAAGAAAAGCGGAGAAAGAAACTGTTGAAAAGCTGAAAGAAGTAGATGAGGAACAGGCAAGATTCTTGAGCAGTGAAGAGTCTAAGAAGGTAATTTACACCGTTGTTGCTACAGAAGAGGAACTTAAAGATATTGAACAGGCAATGACAAGCTTTGGTGTTTACTTTGAAAGGAAGGATGTTTGATGGAGATTGGAGAAAAGTTATCCAAACTGCAGCAGGATATGAAAGTCCCCAAAGATCAATATAACAAATTTGGTAAATTCTATTATCGAAATGCGGAGACGATTCTTGCTGAATTTAAGAAATATGAAAAGGATTTAAAGGTCTTTCTGACGCTGAAAGACGAAATTGTGGAAGTTGTTGGGAAGGTGTATATAAAAGCCACAGCAACTTTGGTTGATTGCGAATCAGATGAGGAGATTTCTGTAACTGCTTATGCGAGAGAATCAGAGGAAAAGAAAGGAATGGATGAAGCGCAGATTACTGGGTCAGTATCCAGCTATGCAAGAAAATACGCATTGAATGGTTTGTTTCTTTTGGATGATGTGAAAGATCCTGATTCTGATGAATATGAAAAGCAGAAGAATCAAGACAAGTCTGATCAGAAAGATGGGAAGAGTACAAGCAGCAATATAAAGATTAATCAAAATCATATTAATTCTCTTCGGAGTTTGTTTACTGAAAATGGAATTGATGAAAGTAAAGTACTTGTATTGTATAAAGTGCAGAAAATAGAAGCGCTGACGATTAACCAGTATAAGAATGCTTTTGATCACGTAAAAGAGTTGAAGGAGAGTTGTAGTGTATAAATGAAGTTCACCGGAAAGTTAAAAGAGCCAATTATTGACTTTGCTACACGGAGGCTGACCATTCTATTTGAGCCAAATGAGGACTTTCTTGAGACTTACGAGGAATTGAAAGGCAAAGAGGTTTTAAGCCTTGAAATAAAGCCATACAGGAAGAAAAGGAGTCTTGATGCTAATGCTTACTACTGGGTACTACTCACCAAGCTTGCAAAGGTAATGAACACATCTAATGCAGAAATGCATAACTTGATGCTGATTCACTACGGAGAGCCGGAGATCATTGAAGGAAAGCCGATATACATGACAGTACCTGATACGGAAGATGCGGAAAAGAAAGTGATGCAAGCAACAGAATATCATCTGATGCCAACATCACAAGTAAGGCAAGGCTTAGACGGTATCATGTACAGAACGTACAAGTTGTTGAGAGGTTCAAGTACCTACGATACATCAGAGATGGCAAGGCTCATTGATGGACTTATTACAAGTTGCAAAGAAGCAGGACTTTCAGCATCAGAGATTGCCACACCGGATGAAAAGAGATTACTGAAAGAAAGGTATGGCGTGGATATTGGCTAAACGATTGAAAAGTGTGTTCACTGATGATATGGACCACTGTTACTTCACTGGATATCCTTATCCACACATACACCATATCTTTTGTGGCAGCAGAAGAAAGATATCTGAGAGATACGGATTTGTGATTCCCCTTGCACCGTATCTCCATGAATTTCAAAAGGGGAGCGTACATGACAATCCGAATCATGGACTGGACTTGGAGCTTAAGCAGATGGCTCAACGATATTTCGAAGAGCATATAGGCAGCAGAGAAGAGTTCAGAGAGGTATTCGGAAAGTCTTGGCTATAACTGGTATTAACCTAGCGGATAAGGTTGATATATAAACTCCTAATGGCTGACTGAACAGCATGTCACAATCCTTTTCAAAAGCCATGATGATTCATCTCCTCGGCTTGTCCGGGGAGAGAAAGGAGAACAATGCAGACTTACGATATTGACATATTAGATTACATCAGAACCGGACATGACAGAGCAATTACAAGAGCTGAGCTGTCTGATCTGACCGGTATAGACGATAGAACGATAAGAGACATGATCCATTATGCAAGACGAGATATACCGATTCTCAACATGCAAGATGGAAGAGGGTACTTCGTTCCAGACATGAACATCTTAGAAGAGAGAATGATGCTGATGAAGTACATCAGACAAGAAGAAAGCCGGCTGAAGAGTATCGGCTGGGCACTAAAAACAGCAAGGCGGACAGCCAAGAATTGCAACATGGAGGTAGACACAGATGAACTCAAACCGAAAAGGGAAAGAGGGAGAAAGAGAGTTAGCAAATCTGCTTAAAGACAGATACGGATATGATTGCCGGAGAGGGCAGCAGTTCTGTGGATCCAATGGAGATGCAGATGTAGTCGGTCTCCCTGGCATCCATATTGAGTGCAAGAGGGTAGAGAAGCTTAACATCTATGAAGCTGTGGAACAGTCCATAAACGATGCGAGAGAGGGCGAAATGCCTACGGTAATGCATCGGAAGAATCACAAGGATTGGCTGGTCACAATGACAATGGAAGATTGGATGAAATTGTATGAAAAACAACGAATACATAGAGATCAGTAGAGATATTGAAAATCTATTGAAAAGCGAAAGTACACATACATTTCTAATACTGATTGATATTTTGCTTAGAAGTAATAACGAAACAAATTCTTTAAAGACATCAATTAGCAAAATAGCAAGAACGTTTGGATTGGATGAAAGAGAAGTTAAAAAGTCTCTGTCCAGATTAAGAAAAAAAGAACTGATAGAGATATATAAGAACCAAGACGATAAAAACTCACTAATTATCGCACTTAGAAAAGACAATGAGTGTTATCGAATAACTTCAAAAGAGTTTGTCATGGATGAAACAATGATAGCCACTCTTTCAATCGGACGAAACGATAAAGGATATGCGAAATTCCGAAAAGATGTATTAGAAAGAGATGAATATACTTGTCAGATCTGCGGAGGGAACGAGAAGTTGGAAGTACATCATATCAAGCCTTACGCAGGATACAAGAATCTCAGAACTACGGTGAGCAATGGAATTACATTATGCGAAAAGTGCCACAAAAAAGCGCATAGAAAGCGTGGATCAGAATGCAAGGATGGATAAAGATTCACAGAGATCTGCTGGACAATGAGCTGTGGAGTGACAAACCTTTTACTAAAGGTCAGGCATGGGTTGACCTACTGCTACTAGCCAATCACAAAGATAAAAACGTGCTGATAGGCAGTCATGCAGAAATGGTTGAAAGAGGTTCATTTATCACTTCTGAACTCAAATTAATGGAGCGTTGGGGGTGGGGAAGAAAGAAAGTCAAACTCTTTTTAAACTTCCTAGAAAGTCAAAAGATGATAGAACGAAATGCGAACAACAAAAGAACAGCTATAACCATTGTAAATTATGGGTTTTATCAAGATTGCGACCTACCAAAGGAACAGCAAAAGAACAGCAAAGGAACAGCTAAGGAACAGCAGAGGGACAGTAGAGGAACAGCTAAGGGACACAAACAAGAAAGAAAGAATGAAAGAATGAAAGAATATATAGATACTGACGTATCTATAATGCAGCACAGCATTTCAGCGATCATCGATGCTTGGAATCAGCTAGAGCCTTACGGAATCAAAATGATTTACCGCATCAACCCGGGTTCTAAGAGATGTACTTCACTGATTGCCTTACTTGAGCAATTCGGAGAAGAGAAAGTGATACAAGCTGTTGATAAGGTCAAACAGAGTGACTTCCTTCAGGGAAAGACAGATACAAGGTTCTCACTGAACTTTGATTGGTTTATCAACCCGGACAACTTCGAAAAGATTCTTGATGGCAAGTACGCAGAGAAGTTTAAGAAACCAACGAAGAACAATAACAACTTTGAGCGAAGGCAGTATGACATGGATGATCTGGAGAGCAAGCTACTTGGAAGGTGATTAAGAATGGCAGAGATAAAAAGTGGCTGGGCGGTATGCTCAGTCTGTGGAAAAGAATTTGAGATAGTCGGCAACCGGAAGAAGTGTTGTAGCAAGGCTTGCGGAGAAGAAAGAAGCCGAAGACAGTGTTGCGAGAGAGGAAAGGCAAGATACAGAGCCTTGAGTCCTGAACAGAAAAAGGAACTGGCAATGAAACGAAAGCAAGCCAAACCGAAGAAAGTAAAAGGCGCAAAAGAACCGAAGTACCGAAACGAATTAGTAAGAGTCGCAGCTGAAGCAAAGCAGCATGGTATGAGCTATGGAGAATATGTTGCAAAAAGAGAAAGGAGAAGAGATGGGAAAAACGATTGATGCGGAAGAGTTTCTTTCGTGGCTGAATGAAGCCGAGGAAGAACTAAAGGGAGAAAGAGCGGATGAGCTGAACCCTGATCGCAAGGATGAAGGAATCCTACTGGCAACAGAGAATGTCAGAAAGTATGTCGAGAAGATGTGTAAGATTGATGATGCCGATGAGGATTGTAGATGGATTCCAGTAACGGAAAGACTCCCGGAAGATGAAAGTGATGTCCTTACAGCAATCGCATCCAAGAGCGGTAACGGATACAGAGAATACAGCGTTGGGTGTTATATCAAGGTATTTGACGAGGATGAGGAAAAGCACTGGCTTGACAGACAGTATGGATACCTTGAGTGGGATAGATATTCAAATGGACACGGTGGATGCTCACTGTACAGAGTTACAGCATGGATGCCACTTCCGAAACTGTACAAGGGATAAAGACCATGAACAGACAAGAGAAAGAGGATCAGGCTCAACTTGAGTACCTGAGACGATGGAAAGAGAAGAAACAGAAGAGAAAGAATCTGTCAGAAAAACTGAGAAAGAGAGGTATGAAATGAAATACAAAGTTGGAGACAAGGTAAGAGTCAGGAGAGACTTAGAGGATGGCGAAACATACGGAGGATGGGACGCATTAGAAGATATGGTGAAGATGCGTGGAGAGATCGTAACAATTAGAAGAGTGAGAAGTTCAGCTTACGAATTGGAAGAAAAAGGTTTAATGTGGACAGACGAAATGTTTGAAGGATTAGTAGAGGACGAACTGACAGCGGAAGAAGCAATTATACTTAGGTCTGAAATGTGTGCCAACACTTCTTGCTGTGACTGTAAACTCAGTGGTCATAATAATGGTACGGGTACTTCCTGCAATGAGTTCTCGAAGAAATACCCAGAACGAGTTATTGAAATCCTCAAACAGCAGAAGAAAGAGCATGAGAAAAAAGAGGTTGAGACGGAGATTACGTGGTGTGTGCTGATTATCGAAGCTGATACTCATACCTTGAAACACGAAGAAAAGGTTGAAACTGATTTCAAATCAATGAATGCGAAAAAGGCAGAAATCCTTAAGAAATACTGTTCAGAGCATGATGGAAAATATTATGCAATCAGCGAGCGCAGATGCGTAGTAAAGGAGTAGTCATGAATACAGGAGAAAAGATAGATTACATGATTCAGTGCTTGAAAGTTGCAAAAGCTGAATATGAGTACACAGCTGATTATGTCGCAAACATGCCAAGTGAACAGATAGAGTTGTGGAAGTTCCTTGATAAACACAGAAATCCAAACAAAGCATTGATTAAAGACAACTTGAAGAATGTGGCAAGAATGGGATTCCAGCTTGCAAATGAGGTGAAGTAATGGATATCAAAGTTCATGAGGACTATGTAAGCATCGACAGAGAGAATCTTGAAGTGTTTAATAAGACAGGCTTGAAACGTTTTAGCGAGAACCGTTTTCGCTGTGTAATCTGCGGAGAGCCAGCAAGCATTGATAGCAGTATGAGTTGTCGCGGACATCGGTTAGTACATACGCATTGCGCATACCAAACATTCGGAATTGACAACATGGTCAATGTTTTTAAATGGATGGAAGAACAGGATAAATAAATTACAGAAAGGAGACGGAGCTCCGGCCGGGCAAAGATATATCGGCTCCTTTCGAGAAGATGTATATACAAGAAGATGACTTGAAACTAAATGACTGGCAGTTCTCGCAAAGAAAATATCTGCCATATGAAACAAAGCTACGGCTTACAGAAACCCGTATAAGAGAATGGCATTACAACTGGGAGGGGCAAGTGTATTTAAGCTATTCTGCTGGACTTGATAGCACAGTGCTACTACATATGATCCGAAAAATATTAGGAAATGATGTCCCGGCTGTCTTTTCTAACACAGGTTTGGAATTTCCAGAAATCGTGAGATTTGCAAGGAAAGCACCGGGTGAATTTGTAGAGATATATCCGAGAGAAAAGGATGGAAAGAGGATTACATTTAAACAGGTCGTTGACCAATACGGATTCCCGCTTGTGTCGAAAGAAACGGCATTGAAAATACATAAGTTGCGACACGGGAACTTATCAGATCGGTATAGAAACTATCTGCTGAACGGGGACGAGCGTGGAAAGTTCGGAGTTTTGGCAAAAAAATGGAAGTTTCTGTTGGACACAAAATTTGATACATCTGAGAAGTGTTGTCACATTATGAAGAAGAAACCATTTAAAGAATACGAAAAGCGCACCGGCAGAAAACCATATATCGGCACAACACAGGATGAGGGATTCATGCGAGCGCATCTATACGCAAGCACAGGCTGTAATGTGTATGACGGGAAGAAAATTAAATCACAGCCGTTAGGATTTTGGAACAGACAGGATGTATTAAGATACGCGGTCGAAAACAATGTGGAAATATGCTCTGTGTACGGAGATATTAAGCAAGATCAGCAAGGCAACTATTATACGACAGGAGAACAACGAACAGGATGTATGTTCTGTGGATTCGGAGCGCACCTGGAAGAAGAGCCAAACAGATTTCAGAGAATGTCCGTAACACACCCGAAATATTATGAAATCTGCATGAACCTTGAAAACAACGGGGTGAAGTATAAAAATGCGTTAGAAACATGCGGAATTGGTACAGAAACATGGGAGCAGATGGGGCAAATGGATATATTTGATTTTATTGGAGGTATGCAGTAGTGAAAGACTTAATTGTGGATTGTTTCGCCGGTGGTGGTGGGGCATCCGTAGGAATAGAGATGGCACTCGGCAGACCAGTAGACATAGCTATTAACCATGATCCGGATGCCATATTGATGCATAAGACCAACCACCCGGACACACTTCATCTGACCGAGGATATTTTTAAGGTTAACTTGAAGAAGTATGTAAAAGGACGGCACGTGGCTCTTATGTGGGCAAGTCCGGATTGTACAAGCCACTCCAAAGCAAAGGGTGGCAAGCCAAGAGAAAAAGGACTTCGAATTCTTCCGTGGGCGGTATACAAACACGCAAAGGAGATTCTTCCAGATGTGGTGTTGATGGAAAATGTGGAAGAAATACAACAGTGGGGTCCGTTAGACGAAAAAGGTTATCCAATACCAGAGAAAAAGGGTGAGGATTATAAAAAATTCATTACAGCAATGAAGAGCCTCGGGTACCGTTTTGGTAGTAGAGAATTGATAGCTGCAGATTACGGAGCACCAACCACAAGAAAGAGATGGTATGCAGTATTCCGTAGAGATGGACGGGAAATCAGATGGCCAGAGCAAACTCACAGTGCTGACGGCATCGGATTTGAGAAGTGGAAACCTTGTGGAGATTACATTGATTGGTCAGACCTTGGAAGTTCGATATTTGAGCGAAAGAAGCCACTTGCAGAAGCTACACAGAAGAGAATTGCAAACGGTATCAAGAAATACATCATCGATGCAGAATCTCCTTATATCGTGAGGAATGGAGAAGCACTGGCATACATCATCCAGTATCACGGAGAGACGAGAGCCGGTGATTCAAGAGGACAGCTTTTAACAGAACCAATTAAGACGATTGATACATCGAACCGATACGGACTTGTGACAGCATTTATCACGAAATACTACAAGACCGGCATAGGTCAAGGCTGTGATGAACCATTACATACAATCACGACTTCTCCTGGACACTTCGGTTTGGTATCTGCATTTCTGATTAAGTATTACGGAGGTGGCTGTGGACAGACACTGGATAGACCGCTTGATACGATCACAACAAAAGATCGGTTTGGACTTGTGAATGTAATCCTGGATATCAAGGGCGAGAAATACATCATATCTGATATCTTTTTGAGGATGCTGAAACCGGAAGAGCTGAAAGTGATGCAAGGGTTCCCGAAAGATTACATTATCGACAGAGATTATAACTGGAAGAAATATCCGATTGCAAAACAGGTGGCAAGGATTGGAAATAGCGTAGTGCCGATCATGGCAGAAAAGCTTGTAGAAGCAAACTGTCCGTATCTGAAAGTCGGTGAACGAATGCCGAACATGAGCATTGATGATAGTCAGGAACAGTTGAGGTTTGCGTAGGTGGAGAAAATGGATGATAAGAAAATATTAGATGTAACGTGTGGATCTCGGACAATCTGGTTCAACAAAGAACATCCGGCAACAGTATATTGCGATATTCGAGAAGAAGAGCTAACTGGTATTTGGGAAAGCGGAGATGGACAGGCAGAGAGGAAATGCATCGTGAAGCCGGATATAAAGTGCGACTTCACAGCTCTTCCGTTTGAAGATGAATCGTTTTCCTTGGTTGTGTTTGATCCACCACATCTGAGATATGCCGGAAAAACCGGATGGCTGGCCAAGAAATACGGTAGGCTGGACGAACACTGGCCGGAAATGTTACATGATGGGTTCAAAGAATGTATGAGAGTTCTGAAAGAAGATGGAGTGTTGATCTTTAAATGGGCGGAAACGGATATTCCGGCGCAGAAAGTTTGGAAAGCCATAGGCCAGAAACCATTATTCGGACATCATAGCGGAAAGAGATCGGGGACGTTTTGGGGATGTTATATGAAAGGGCAAGAATAGAAGCGAGGTGATGAAATTGCACATTGAATTAAAAGAGATAGACAAAGACACATTGAAAGTTGGAGATTTGGTTGGAATTGCAAGAAAAGTGAGCTATGGATGGGGTTTATCATTCCGACATAAACTGATTTATCCAGCAAAAATCACAAGAATCACTCCAAAGCGAACTAAATTCTTTACAGATAAGTTTGGAGAACATGACAAAAGAGAAGTATTTTATGAGTGTGATAGTGAAGCTGCGAGAGAAACTTTTTTTGCTAAGACATTTGGAGATATTCAGGACGGAATATTTGAGTTAACTGAATCGAAAAGAAAAGATCGCATTGGAAAAATCAGTGATGAAGATCTGCCGGAAGTAGATAGACACATGAAAGCAATGATGAAGATTTTGGAAAAGTACAAAGAGAAATAGGGTAGCAGCTAAAAATAACAGCTAACAGTACCTTGACAATTGAATATTGATGGTTGGAATGGTATAATTTCCGTATTGAACATATCAAAAAGGAGAAATCATGGATAGATTGATTGAGTTTTTAACAACAAAAGTTGGTTATGTGTTGACAGTTATATTAGGATTTATTGTGCCAGGAAATGTTTTGATTTTTGTCTGGAATAGGAATATGTATTTGGAGATTGATATTATAAAATTATTGATTTTATCATTTTCTATTTCATTTGTCACATTGATTCCCAATTTGATAGCTGTTATTGCTATGAATTTTATTAATGGTGTAAATAAAAGCTCAAATAACAAAGAAGAAACAAAATTCGATATATTATATAACATTGGATTCTCAGTTGGACTTGTTGTAATTGAAATGATTTTTGTTATATTCATGGCAATATGTACGGAGAATTTTCAACTTAAGACTTATATTATGTATGTAGGGCTAGCAATAACGGGAATAATAATTATATACAGCGCTGTTATATTACTAAAACAGTTAATAAAGAAAATAAGAAAATAAAATGTTTACCAACCATCAATATTCGGTGGTTGGTATTTTTTTACGCTTTTTTAAGGAGAAAGGAACGAATTATGAAATTAACAGGAATAGCAAGAGAAGATTTAGAAGCGAAAGGTTTGGTGTTACCAAATAAACTTGAACTTGAATGCAGAGGAACAGCAATTCCGGACATTTATGCGAGTATAATCGGCAGAAAGAATGTTGATACCGGAGAATTCGAATCATTCTTTAAGACAGACAATAAAAATGGTAATACAGTGGAATTTGATAGATTCCGGGAGAACGTCACATTGTTAGAAAAAGAGCATACCGTCTTTAGTCGAGAAACGATAGAAGATAAGAATGTGATTGACTATTATGTTCCGTATGATATCCAGGAGAGCAGCAAGAATAGACCGACAGTGACGGACGAATTCCCGGAAAACGCTTATCTGACAGAAGGATATTACGAGTGCGAATATGAGCTACTTCTGACTTGTGGAGATGCAACCAGAAGACTTGTAATTCCACAGAAGACAGTCAATGTTCCGATGATTTCATTACTGTCAAACATCGAAGATGAAATCAGAGATATTTTGGACGGTTTCCCAGATGAGGATAACAATTTTGCTGATGTGCTGGAATTAATGGACGATTGTTATGTAATTAAGATGTTTGATGCCTGTGGAATGCCAGCAAATATCGAGATTAACCATGCAGCTGATTTCGTGAATATGATCGTTTCAGCTAGACAGATTAAGTGCGAATTCAAGTATGGAGAGGAACAGTAAATGGGATGCAAGAATTATTGCTTGTATGGACAGAATGCGTGTTGTCTGGAATGTCAGATAAAAGACCAATGCAATATTCAGTGCGATGATATAGACAGCTACGAATATGCGGTAGAGTGCCCTGATTATGTGAAGGAGAATGAAGATGAAAATTGTAAAAGGTAAAGAACAGGAATATAAAGACTGGTATGAAAAAAACAGTGATCCATACGGTAGAGCGTGTTTTACATATGCTGAAAGATGGGCTGGAATGATGGAAGAGAAGATAGAAGCATCAGAAGAAGACGAAATGAAAGTTATTGTTGATAATGCAACTCAGCTGAGCTATGAAGCGGATGAAGAGGGAATCACAGGATTTATGTACGGAGTAGCTGTCAGTATTCTTTCTCAATGCTGGGAATACGGAGAATGTCTAAGAAAATGGCACAACAAAGAGTATGGATATGACGGTGACGGTGTTGTAAATCCGGCGGTCATAACTGTTGGTTGAAAAGGAAAGCAAAGATGAATGGTAAAGACTTTATTAGAGCACTTGAAGAAGCCAGGCTAAAAATAGAGCTGTCAAATAAACGTATTTTGTTTATGCATCCGGAAGATATCGCAATACTTGATTTGGACAAGGTGAGCAACGTTATATATCTTGTTGAAGAAAGAAGATTGGAACATGGGAAAGTAATAGCGATTACAGATGAAAAAATTGAAAAGAACTGTATTGGATGCAATCAAAAACAATAAAGTGAAGTATCACAGAGGAAGAAGGAGATAAAGTGAAAAAAGAATCACTGATTCATAAAATCCTGAGGAAACTCGGTTTTATCAAAGACATTGAGGATGATAGGAAATTGAAAATGGAGATGTGCGAAAGAGCGATAAAGGCAAATGTATGTCCGGAGGATTGCGATATGTGTGCATGGGATACGAAAGGTGGAGTTAGTTATGAGAATCATTAGTCAAAGTGGGTTGTTAGATGCGCCTTATGAATTAATTGCAATTTCTCCGTATTCAGGAAATATGGCAACAATCGTTGGAACGTTTCCGGGGAATGACCCTGCTAAGGGCGATAGAGTTTATATTTTAGGCGAATATTCCACCGAAGAAAAAGCAATGAAGGCTATGGAGATGTGCAGAGAACAGTATGCACAGTGTGAAATCAATAAGCATTTGATTCAGAAAGCAGCTGATAATTTAGAAGGCGTATCAATAACTTTTACCGGAGAAGTTAGAAATCAACTTGCAGACAAATATCTATTTCAGTTTCCAGCAGATGATGAAATTTGAAAGGTTGGGAAGAAATGAAAGAGCCAAGCGAAAAGAAAGCGATCATCAAAAAGATGATGAAAGAGGGAAAGACATATAAGCAGATTTCGGAAGAAACCGGAATCCCTTATGGAACTGTTGGAATCTACGGTGGAAAAATCAATAAAGCTAAGAGGGAAACGAAATATCCTAACGGAGATAGGCATTTATGCAGAACTTGTAAATATCGCGCTTCCGGTGCAAGAAGAGGATGCGACTATATCATACATACTGGAAATGAGCGTGGATGCAATCCGGAAGTGTGCAACAAGTATGAGAAAGGAAAACGAAAATGAAACTTAAACCAGTAGTAAAGGCAAGTGAGTTTGAAAAGTACGGTTTCAAGCCTTGCAGAGGACTTCCGAAAAGCGCAGAGAGTTATTACCTCTGCGTTAAAAATGGACATAGAGTGATGTTTGTGGACAATGAGCGGTTTACGGAATCTGAATGGCCAATAAAGGATGCACGAATCCACAAGAACGCTAATTGCAGATACACTGACAAAAGGACAGCAACCGAGATCGAGTGCGAACTGGTTGTGAATGGCTTACTGGAAGAGGTGAGGGAATGGAAGAGAGATTAACAACATACCACTGTGGAAAAGCAGTGATTAAGGACAAGAATAAGCTGTCAGAGGCTATGGAGAAGTTAGCGGAGTTTGAGGAAAAAGAAGAATGCGGAGAATGGCTTGATGCTATCGAACTTGCGAAAATTGCTATTGCACTGCAAAGTCAGAAGTGGATTCCATGCAGCGAGAGGTTGCCGGAGGATAACACGGATGTAATTGTATGTTTTTACAGCGGAATAGTAACAGAAATGAGATATTGGGAAAATGGAAAATTTAAAGGAATCTATGAACATACGACAAAATCAATTGTTGCCTGGATGCCACTACCAGAGCCGTACAGAGAGGGAGAATGATATGAGCAGACTAATTGATGCGGATTTACTGATGAGAAAATGCGAGAAATGGTTAAAACCGAAAGCACCAGACGAAGATGAAATGGTTTCGGTGGCAGATATTGCGGTATCCACGCTTATGGAAATAGAAGAACAGCCGACAGCGTTTGATGTGGAGAAAGTCATTGAACAGTTGAATGAGCTGTTAGAAGAGAAGACAACAGATAGTGGAGACGATTGGTATACAGCAGAATGTTTAGATAGAGCCATTGAGATTGTGAAGCGAGGTGGAAGAGATGAAAAATAAAGAGCAGACAAATGCTTGTTGCGGTTGCTTCGGAGCTGCGAATGGTGATTGTGATGAGTGCGCTAAGGATAGGAGTAATGCTGATTGCGCGTTTAGAAATAAAGATGGATGCGGTACAGCATTGAAAGAATGGGCAGAATCCGAGTGCATCAAAAGGCCGGTAATCAGCAAGAAAGACAGAGCGTTTTTGGAGTATCTTGGCGAAGAACTTAAATACATTGTGAGAAGTAAAAGCGATAATTTGATGGCATACCAAAGTAGTGCTGAAAAACGTGAAGATGGATGGGTGATTGATTCCGGTGCGATTAAATCATTGCAAAAACTCAACATCGACTTCCCAATGGTCAAGTGGTCAGATGAAGAGCCGTGGCTTATCGAGGATCTGAAAAATTTGGAGGTGGTTGACAGTTATGAATAGAGAAATACTTTTTAAAGCGAAACATATCCATGCAATGGATAGTAATGAGCATCTCGACAGAACATGGGTTCATGGCTATCTTAGTGACGAGAATTATATCTATGATAAAAGTCTCGAGGGTGAATTTCTGATTGATGAAGATACCATTTGCCAGTATACCGGATTAACAAATGAACTTAGTGAGGAATTTTGGGAAAACGATATTGTGCAATGCGGACACTATTACGGAGTGATTAAGTACGAAGAAGGTGCATTTATAATTAAATGGAATACGAAAGGTTCAGAATTTCTCAGACACGATTTAGCATACTGGGCATATTTGAGCAATGTTCGTGTTGTCGGCAACGTATTTGACAATCCTGAACTGTTAGAAGAGGAGAATGTGCATGGAACAGATTAAGCTAGGGTTAAGAATTGCAAGCATTGTGGTTGGAATAATCGGTTATAGTGCGATATGGATGTGGCTGATTAATAATCGACGGAACGAAAAAAGTGAACTTGCGTGGGTATTATGGAAATGCTTTCATGCAATTGTGATTGCGCTTGCGTTTCTTTTGGCGTGGTTTTAGGAGAAGATTATATTAGAAGATAAGGAGAATAGCAATGGCAAAGATATTTAAAGTAAGTGGATATTTTGTAGATGTATACAATAATTATACATTGGAATACATAAATTCGTTAATCTTTAACGGATGGGTAGGGCTTAAACCTCGGCATAAACATACAGAAGTGGAAGAAATCAAAGATTGGAGAAAAAACCATCCTCTTCTAAATGATAAATGTGACCTTGCAGATTGCGAGAAATACTTCAAAAGAAATGTTCCAGTAGATAATGACAGAAATGTTACGGCAGGACAAGTCTTCAGACATTTTAAGGGTAAGATAGTTAAGGTTTTACATATCGCACAAGATACAGAATCGCCAGGACAGTTTTATGTAGTCTACGAATGCGAAGACGGAGCCGTGTGGAGTAGACCTTACGGAATGTTTGTGAGTGAAGTTGACCATGAAAAATATCCAGATGTGAAACAGAAGTATAGATTTGAATTGATGGAGAGTGAAAATGATGGATGATAGAGAAATCAGCGTGTGGCATCATGGAGTTTTCGGAAGATACAGACCGAGGAAGAATAATTTCCCGGAATGCGCGTGGAGCAACAGAAGACAGAGAAAGAGACATGTAGGTGATATCCTGGTTGTCCATGAAGAAAGAGGACAAGTGCTCTGGATGTACACAAGACATTGTAAGTGGAGAAGATTAGGAATTGGTGAAAAACGGGAAGGAAGAGAATAATGAAAGCAAATGAATATCAGAAAATGGCAATGAGAACAAATGACGGAAAAACAACAAAGAGACTGCTTGAATGCATGTTGACATGTGATATGGAATACTTATTATCACAGAATCTTGTGTATGAAGATGAACAGCACTTAGATTTAGGCGGTATTTTCAATGCATGCCTTGGATTGTCTGGAGAAGTCGGTGAGTTCAATGACATGATTAAGAAGTGGGTTTTCCATGAAAAAGAATTGGATATGGAACACGCAAAGAAAGAAATGGGAGATGTGCTTTGGTATGTGGCTATGATGTGCGAATCGTTCGGTTGGAATATGGAAGAAATCATGCAGATGAACGTAGATAAGCTCAAAGCAAGATATCCGGAAGGGTTTAGTGTTGACAGATCATTACATAGAGCGGATGGTGATGTATAGATGAAAGATGCGGTCAGAGATTGGATTGGAGTGATGAACAGTGAAAAGAAGTACAGAAACAAGAAGATGCCAGGCAGAGATTAAAGCAAATCTGCAAAAGCATTATGGTGGAATGGCAGAAAGACCGGTAGACAAGAAAGCGAGCGAAGAGTTTAACCGTCCGGCATATCAGGCAAGGAAGCTGATAAGGACACAAGGTGATTATTTGCAAGAAGATCCGAATGAATGACTGACAAGAGTTGGGATAGATATAAAAGCATGCGTGGGAGGTGGATACCATTGAGCGTGAGAGAAACATATTTGAGTGATTACGGCATCACTCATGAGCAAGGGAAGAAGATAATTGACTACTGCCGGAAAGCCACTGGATATGAGCAAGTCCTTCTTCTTCAAAGCTGTCAGAACGTAAAGCCGGAGATAGCAAATTTCCTCTTCATCAATCTGACAACAGGACTTGGATACGATAATATCTGCAAAAGGGAATACATTCCGATGCAGAGAAAGGATTTCCAGGGATACAGACGAAAAGTGATTGAAGAGTACAACAGATTAATGACATTACTGGGAAGACCGATAATCTAGGTTTGGCAACCAAATGTCTACCACTTGTCTGCCAAATGACGGACAGACGGTAGGCATTTGTCCTACCCAGGTTAGGTTAGGTAAGGATATATATAATATATGTTCACCGCAAGGCGTTGAACGAGCGCATTTAGATCAAAATGAGCAAGAAAGAACTGATGTTACAGATACGGTAAGACTAGAAAGGCTACGTGTAAAAGCGTAGTCTTTTTTATTGAAAAATTCATAAAAGGGGTTGACTATTGGTGTCCAATACGCTATAATAAAGACAGTTAAAGAAGAGAAGCAAATTCAAGGAGGTATGGAAAATGACAATCGAAGAAATCAGAAATATCATTGAGAAAGCAGAATATGATTACATCGGAATTAGAGCAGACAGCAGAGATTATCAGATTGGTGAAGTAATGGATAATTCACATCAGCTTTTCCAGGATCCTCAGTACGCAGACTTTGCCTGCACAGAGTTGTTATATCCATACATCACAGACGGTGTTTACGCTGGATTCTATGACGCTGGAGAACTTGATGGAACATGTGCACTTGAAATATCTGAGAGCAACATCAAAGAAATGCTTGAAGCCATAAAATCTTACATTGAAGAAGGGGACAAAATATACTTAATCGGCGGTAATGCAATGGAATATGGAAATGACGTTGACGAAATCATTATCAAAGAAGCAGAAGTGATTGCAGTGTTGTAATAAAGGAGAAAAAATGAAAAGGACAAAAAGAGCTTGTATAAAATGCGGAAAGCTTTTTTACGGAGGAACGGACAAAACATATTGCGATGAGTGTGCGAAAGTTATAAAAAGTAATGTTATGCGTACAAGAACGTGTAAATCGTGCGGAGCTGAATTTTTGGGAGGTCCACGTGCATCCTATTGTCCGAACTGTCGCAGAATAAGGCAAAGAGAAGCAAACGAAAGAGCAAGAAAAAGAGGAGGTGCAACTAGACCAATCGGAAGTATCGACAAGTGCAAATTGTGTGGAGCTGAATATGTTGTTAATTCCGGAAGGCAAAAATATTGTTCGGACGAGTGCCAAAGAGAAGCGGTACTTGCATGGCAACGAGAACACAAAAAAGGATATGGCCAGGCATCTGGACAAGACATAAAAAAAGCAGAACGAAGAAAAGAGAAAAAGAAAATCTGCGTATATTGCGGACGTGTTTTTTCTTCTAATACAGCAACAAACACATGTTCCGATTATTGCCGAAAGAAAAATACGAAAATAATTGAGTACAGAGCGGAAATAAAACGTGGAATTAACGCAAATATCGAAAAACTGATAGAAGAAAGAAATGAATATAGAACAAAAATAAAAAAGGACGAGGAGGTATGAATTATGAAGGCAAACACAGGAATCGAAAGATTAAACAAATTAAAAGAACTTGGATGGGAAGTAGTAGCAGATGATCGCAAAAATGGAGTCGGAGAAGTGCGGTTAGAAACAACAGTGTTAAGAAAGAGCGAAGACCCTTTTGGAAATTCTACTGGCGAGGATTGGGAACAACTTATGCACTGCCAAATCTTCTTCTATGATGATGGAACATACGAAGAGACAAGAGGCTGATAGGAGTGAATGATACAATGAAAGAAGTTGAAAGAAACGTCATGTTCGCAAAAGCTGGTGGAAACGCAAGCAAGAACGCATACACTTGCAGAATCTCACTTCCGATGGATGCGATCAAGGCACTTGGAGTCACACCGGACGATAGATCGGTTACATTGACAATCGATGAAAATAGAGTAGTAATTACAAAAGCTACAGAGAGTTAATTCCAAGAAAACAGAGAAATAATTAAATATGGGTACAAAAAAAAGATTTTACATAGGTACAATGATATAAGAGACATTGTATCATGTGTGGAATCTTTTTTTATTTTGGAGGCAGAAAGGTGAATCTCAATGGAATATCCAAGAAGCTACAGAGAGCAATCTTGCAGACAGGCTTGATCATAAAGTACAGTCAGAGACAATTCTATTCAGCTGAACAGAACAGACTCATCAACATCTATATATTATCTACTCCGGCACTAGGAAGAGACAGGCATGGAGAGTGGAAAGAGAAAGATTTAGAACTGATCAGAACAACATCACAGCTTGAAATAGTGAATTGTCTGAAAGAAATATGGGACGAGGTGAAGCCTTGAGGATTGCAAACAGAGAGATAACAGATGAATGTACGTATTGTGGGAACATCTTACAGTGTGAACTATTCCGTCAAGGACATGGGATACATACGGAGAGGACAAATGTACTACAGATGATTAAGTGTCAAATGGAACACAGGGAGAAAAGAGACAGTAAAGAAAAGGGTGGTGGTTAAATGTGCCTAAGGATAAGCTAACACCTAAGCAGAAAAAGTTCTGTGATGAGTACCTGAAACTGGGGAACGCAACACAGGCAGCAAAGAATGCCGGATATAGTGAAAAGACAGCAATGAGCATGGGCGGTGAGAACCTTCGCAAACCACAGATTCTCGACTATATCAACGCTAGACAGGAGCAAATCGCAAGTAAGGACATAGCAGATATTGAGGAAATCATGAAGTATCTAACTGATGTCATGCGAGGGAAAATCAAAGATCAGTTCGACCTGGATGCATCACTCTCTGAACGAACCAAAGCAGCACAGGAACTTCTGAAACGTAACGTTGACGATAGGAAGATGAACCTTGAGCTTGCAAAACTGGAAGCGCAGTTCAAAGACAATGGATCTGATGAAGATGCAAAAGACAACTTCATGGATGCACTGAATTCCACAGCGAGTGAGGTGTGGACAGATGATGAATAACTTTGAGGAGAGATTAGCTTCTGTCCGGAAAGGAATCATGAAACGCGCTGCTGCCATGAAAGAGAAAGCTAAGAAACAAGGATTTGAGTTCAAGCCTTTCTCAAGAAAGCAGAAACAGGTGCTGACATGGTGGTGTCCTAGCAGTCCGGTAAAGGACAAAGATGGAATCATAGCGGACGGAGCAATCCGAAGTGGTAAGACACTATGCATGTCACTGTCCTACGTGCTGTGGGCAATGGAGAGTTTCAATCAACAGAATTTCGGTATGGCTGGAAAGACAATCGGATCATTCCGAAGAAATGTACTCTTCTGGCTGAAGCTGATGCTGAAAAGCCGAGGATATCAAGTTGTGGACCATAGATCAGACAATCTGATTGTAGTAAGCAAGGGAGATACACAGAACTTCTTCTACATCTTCGGTGGTAAGGACGAAAGGTCACAGGACTTGATTCAGGGTATCACTCTTGCCGGTATGTTCTTCGATGAGGTTGCTCTGATGCCAGAGTCATTCGTCAACCAGGCAACAGGACGATGCTCCGTCACCGGTTCTAAGTTCTGGTTCAACTGCAACCCGGACAACCCTCGGCACTGGTTTAAGGTCAACTGGATAGACAAGTGTGAAGAGAAGCACATCATTTATCTGCATTTTACGATGGATGACAACCTTTCACTGTCCGAGAAAATTAAAGAACGATACCGAAGTATGTATGTAGGTGTGTTCTTCAAGCGTTATATCTTAGGATTGTGGTGCGTGGCTGAAGGACTTGTCTATTCAATGTTCGATGAAGAAAAGCACGTTACCGATGAACACATGAGTGGCGCACTGGAATATGTCGTGTCAATCGACTACGGTACGGTCAATCCTTTCTCAGCCGGTTTGTGGGCATTCGATGGGAAACACTCACAGCGTGAAGCAGAACTGTACTACAACAGTAGAGAGGTCGGCAAGCGTGTAGACGATGAAGCTTATTATAAGATGCTAAAGGAACTGATCGGAGACAGAAAAGTATCATGTATCATCATAGATCCATCTGCAGCATCCTTCATTGAAGTTATCAAGAAGTACGGAGAGTACACAGTGAGGAAAGCTGACAATGATGTACTGGACGGAATCCGAGTGGTCACAACGATGCTGAATAAAGGACTTCTAAAGATATATAAGGATTGTACAAGCTGTATCAATGAGTTCGGTCTGTACTGTTGGGATGAGGAAAAGAACAATGATACGGTTATCAAAGAGAATGACCATGCGATGGACGATACAAGATATTATGTCTACACATTCTTGCGTAGGCGGTTGAGGTGGAAATACTAATGGGACTAATGCAAAAGATTAAGGCGGTATTTAATAGAATGTTTGGAGTAAACGAAGTAAGAGATATATTTGGAATTGAGGTAAGTCGTTCTTCTGAAATGCAGACTGCCTTAGATTTGTATAAGGGTATGAGGTCAGGAATTCCGACATGGTGCATGGACGGAACAATCAAACCGACAAGGTTCTCTAATGTCATTTGCCGGGAGATTGCAAACCTTACACTATTCAATGTCAATGTTGAGATTGATGGTAACGATGCGCTCAAGAAGAAATTTGATGAAGTGTTGAACGCGTTACAGGAGAAACAGGAAGAAGGCTGTTCTACTTGTGGAATAATGATTAAGTCAGACGGACAAGGAATTGAGTTCCTGGATCCGGACTACTTCATCATCACAGAAACCAACACCAACGGTGATGTACTTGCAGCTGTGTTCTTCTCATTCATCAAGCGAGGAAATAAGTACTACACGAAAGCGGAGTACCATAGATTCGAAGATGTAGGTGGAGAAAGAGTCTATAAGATTTCATCAAAAGCTTTCAAGAGTGAAAACAAAGACCACATCGGATCAGAGATGTCATTGGCTAAGGTTGATGAGTGGAAAGACATACTTCCGGAAGTGGAAGTAAGAGGATTGGAATATCCGCTGTTTGCGTATTGGAGAAATCCTTATGCGAATGCGATTGATAAGGAATCTCCTCTTACTGTGCCAGTGTTCGCCGAATGTATTGAAGAGTTAAGATGGCTTGACATCACGCTAAACAAGATGGGTGACGAACAGGAAGATAGTCAGCACATCACATTCGTGTCACAGTCAGCAATTCAGTATGCAAGCCAGAACGGAATCAAACTTCCTAGATTCGTCCGAGGAATTGAAATGGGAATTGATGCAGACAGCACGATTCAAGAACACGTACCGACAATGTTGGTAGCTGAAAGAACTGCTGCCATCAACTTCTATCTGTCTATCATCGGATACAAGTGTGGATTCTCTAATGGATACTTCTCATTTGATGAGTCAAGAGGGATTCAGACAGCAACACAGGTTGAATCAGACGATAGAAGAACGCTGCACACAATTGAGTCATTCCGTACAATCTTAGACGGAAAGAATCATGATGGAGTTATCCACAGAATCTTATATATCCTCTACGCTATAGGAACAGCGAACGGAACAATTCCGGCTTCCGGATATCAGACAGCTTGCGAGTTTGAAGACCTTGTGTACAACCTTGAAGATGATCGTGTACGTTGGTGGAATTATGTAGTACAGGGAAAAGTACCGGCATGGATGTACTTCGTGAAGTTTGAAGGGATGACAGAGCCAGAAGCGAAAGCTATGGTCGAAGAAGCCAGTGACAAAGGCGAAACTCTCTTTGATAAATTCCAAGATGAGTAAATTATGGGGACAATGAAAGCAAGCGAATACGGTACTATGTACTTGAGGACGAAAAGTTCATTCGTTTTTCATTCCTTGACAGTGCAATGTACAGCACTATAAATATTGCTACTAACCGTCAGATGGCGGTTAAGGCTTGTTCCTTAGTAGGACACAGACTCGGAGCATAACCGGGGCAAGCCTATTCCCGGTTTCTTGTCATCTCCCCGGGAACACCTAAAATAATGCATCGAGCGGTTTTTCTTGGTTCACGCTCGATGCTTAAGCTATCATAGCTCAAATGGTAGAGCGGTTGACTTTTAATCAACAGGTTTTCGGTTCGAATCCGAACGGTAGCTTTCTCCGAAACTCGGAGAGAAATCTTTTTCATAACAAATTTTTCCTTACTACAGTGTAGTTGGAAGCCGTATAGCTTAATTGGTAAAGCGCCAGCGCAAGAGCTGGAGATGGAGGTTCGAGTCCTCCTATTTTGTTTTTAAGAGAGGAGTAGCAATGGAAAAAGTAAACGTATTAGGAACTGAATATAAAATTATCCGTGAAGAGATGAAAGATGCAGAATATGACGGATACTGCGACTATACATCTAAAATCATCAAATTGAGAACTGATAACGTGAACAAGTTAGGTGATTTCGACTGTTTGATGAAGAAACAGTTACGTCACGAAATCATACATGCTTTTCTTTACGAAAGCGGATTAGGACCGAACTTTGAACATTACAAACAGTTTGGGCATGAGGAAACAATAGTGGACTGGTTTGCTATCCAGTATCCAAAGATAGAGGAAGCATTTAAGAGTGTAGGTGCATTGTAGAAGCAGAAAGAAAGGAGATAGGAAAGGAAGGAGACTGTAAGATGTTTACAATGCCGATATTCCCACGTTACAAGGAAGAAAAAAGAACAATAATCACTTCGATTACGCAGTATGTGGTATTTGAGATAAGATTGCCTGAAAAGCGTGTAATAATGCTTCCTAATATTTTGGTCAAGCCTTTTGGAACAAATATGGGAACAAATGCTGTTATTACATATTCAGAAAAATATATACCGGAAGAAGTTTATGCGTTAAAGTTGAAATCAAAAATAAGTGGAAATAAGTCACTTCACGGAGATGAACTGTATGCCAACGCAGAAAAGCAGAACCGAGAAGAAATAAACTTTTTTTATAGAGCAAGTCATCTATGAATACAAGAAAAAGCACAATATAATCGGGAATGTCCTTTACGAAGTTGAAAAATATGAACTAGTAATGGAACAAGAATACGAAAGTGAAGAAGTTGGATACATGGTAAAAGTAGCAAAATGAAAGGAGACACAACGATGACATTTAAAGAAGCATTAAAAGCAATGAAACGTGGAGCAAAGGTGAGACTCCCTGGTTGGTTATCTTATTATTGGTACTGGGATGAGGAAAAAGAGACGGTTATGACGCATAGTAAGCCGTTGCTCATCGGAGGCGAAGAAAATGAAACTGATATTAAAGACGAGAGAGTTGGAAGAGTTTTTGATGATATGTTAAGAGAGGACTGGATGATTGCAAACGAAGAAAATTGTCCGATAGTCTGTGACAAAGCAGTATTTTCATTTGGTGACGCTATCACATATCTGAAAAAAGGGCGTAAAGTGGCACGTAGAGGTTGGAATGGTAAGAAGCAGTACATTCAGCTTGCTACTGGTATTTCTTACAAGACAGCAGATGGAGAGATTGTAAACTGTGAACATGATGCTATAGGAAACATGGCTATTGCATTTGTCGGAACATCAGGGGTGCAGATGGGATGGCTCGCAAGTCAGGCAGATATGCTTGCTGAAGACTGGGTGTTTGCAGAGTAGGAGGACTAATCATGATTATCACAGGAATGGATCACTTTCAGAGTGTATGTAAAAAGAAACTTGTTGAATGGTATTAGAAGAATAGACCAGAGATACCTATTGATTTAAGTAATGTATTCATCGTTTGGTCATGCAAGACATTGCAGAATTATAAGTGCCTTGCTTCAACCGATATCAGTGGTGATGGTATCTATGCTGAGTATACATACAACGGGGACAAACAGGCGCTGTATGAAGATGTGTACGGAAAGATTACAAACACCTGTCATGCGGAGGAATAAGGGATGAAAAAGAAAATCTTTGCGGTTGTGGCAGCCATTGCAATTACAGTGACAGGTCTGACCGGATGTCAGTCGGTTACGAAAGACTTTGGTGGAAAGACAACGGTGAAACTTGAACCGAATCAAAAATTGGAAGAAATCACATGGAAAGATGATTCCCTGTGGTATCTTACAAGACCAATGACGGACGAGGATGTACCTGAGACTCATACATTCAGGCAACAGAAAGACTTCGGAGTCTTTGAAGGAACTGTTACCATCATTGAAACAAAGGAATAACAATAATGAAAAAGGGTGAGAAATAATGCTAACACCTGAATACTTACAGAGAATAACAGAAGGGGCGGAGGAGATATCTTCGTCCCTTCATCGCACTATTATGGACATGATCATCGAGAGAATCATGAAGAGACTCGGCAGAGGTGAGGACTATCTGTTGACACAGACAGACCGATGGCAGATACAAGTGCTTCAAGAGTCTGGTGAACTGCTAGAGGATATTCAGAAGGAAATAGCGGACAAGACAAAGTTACAGCAGAAAGAAATCAAGGGTGCTTTCATTGATGCTGGTATCACTTCGTTAAAATGGGATGATGCTGTGTATATTGCAGCCGGACTTACTCCAACAGCACTGATGCAATCTCCAACCATGCTCAGGATCCTTGAGAGAGATTACCTTGCTACTTCCGGAGAATGGAACAACTTCACACGGACCACAGCACTGGATGCGCAGAGGACTTTCATTAATCAGATGGACAATGCCTACCATCTTGTATCTACTGGTGCTGTATCGTACACACAAGCGGTCAGAGATGTAATTAACAATATCACAGAAGTAGGACTCAAAGTGAACTATCCTACAGGGTACAGAATGAGCATTGAGTCAGCAACGATGATGATCGTGAGGACAGGAGTGGGACAAGCTGCTGCCGATATCTCGTTAAAGCGAATGGAAGAGATGGAGTGGGATACAGTACTTGTGTCTGCGCATCTTGGAGCGCGTACCGGCAACGGTGGAATGAATCCAGGTAATCACTTGTGGTGGCAAGGACGATTCTACTCACGTACTGGAAAGGATAAGAGATTCCCGGACTTTGTTAAGACAACTGGGTTCGGAACTGGTGAAGGCTTATGCGGTTGGAACTGTAGGCACTCCTTTGGAAGTGGTGATGGAGTGAACAATCCTTATGAGGATAAGAAGATAACTCTTGCTGATAACCACAGAGTAGAGGAATTGCAGAAGAGACAGAGGACACAGGAGCGTAGGATCCGTGACACCAAGCGGAAGATACAGAACTTGCAGACAGCTGTTGATAACTGTAAGGATGATAAGGCAAGGTTTGAATTGCAGAATATGCTAGACCGCAAGGCTCACACGCTGAAGCTTCAGAACAAGCGGTACAGTGCATTTTGCGAAGAGAATGACCTAAGAGAGTATGCAGAACGATTGAAAGTCGCACAGTGGGACAGAAAGCAAGCTATGAAGAGCGCAGCTGCTGCCAGAAGATACGAAAGTGCGAAAAATAGTTAAAGATGGGTACAACGAAGTAATCAAAAACATTCATAATGGATATTGGGTGAAGATTATATCATATTTTTGCGCCTCCTTTTTAGAAAATAGCCTACTAGGGGAATCCTGTTAAGAGGTATCGCACATCTCGGTAGGCTTTGCTCCTAATGGAGCTGGGGACAGATGTGAATCTGCCTTTCTATAGCATCTGTTCTTGCGTGGTAATGGCTATGAGGGTTCGACTCCCTCAACCACGATTACCCTGACAGAGGTTTATCTGTCTGAATCCCTACCGTGGACGAAACGGTTAATAAAATACGTTGAGGAGGATATGAAACATGAAAAACATTATTCAGATTCTTTCCGATGCTGGTCTTGAGATTACAGATGAGCAGAAGAAAACAATCGAAACCAGTGTGAATGAGAATTACAAGACTCTTGCTGAATTTGAGAAACAGGGAAGAAAGCTTGATACAGTCACACAGGAAAGAGACAACATTAAAACACAGTATGACACAGCCAAGTCTACACTTGAAGGATTTGAGGGAAAAGACTTTGATGCTATCACAAAAGAACGTGATGAGTGGAAAACCAAAGCAGAGACCGCAGAGAAAGAGTGGCAGACAAAACTTGCGAACAGCGAGAAAGATTATGCAGCAAAGATTGAAGAGAGAGACTTCAATGATGCTCTGGTCAAAGCACTGGCAGGTGAGAAATTCACTTCTGACTTTGCACGAACAGGAATTATCAGCATGATCAAAGAGAAAGGGTTGAAACGTGAAGGTGAGAAAATCCTCGGACTTGATGATTACATGAACGAGCTGAGAGAGTCACAGAAAGATGCATTTGCACCGACAGATGCTCCGAAAGTGCCGACCTTCACAACACCTACAAACAAAGGTGGAGGAGATGGTAAGACTCCAGTGTACACACCACCGGCAGTATGGTAGTCATGCGATAGAACGTTTATCAATCAGAGATAATCGTTGACCTTAAAAAGTTAAAGGAGATTACGAACATGGCAGATACAAGAATTCAGTCATTAAACATGCTTCTCGATCCAACTGGAAAAATGTTCCTCGCTGAGGAGTACGGAAAAGTTATCGAGAACGTACAGAAACTTACAATTTCCGGAGCAATGAAGAACACAGAGCTTTCTGGTGATCCTCATGCCGGAACAGTAGAAGCAAAGAGATTTGCAAACGCAACACCGAAGAACTACGGAACAGCTAGAACAGCTGCAAAGGGTGACGGTGTTAAAGGTAAACCGGTAACAATTCCGATTGATCAGGACAGAGAGATCGTAGAAGAAGTAGAGCAGAAAGATGTTTCTCTTCTTGGAGTTGAAGGACTTATTGCTAAGAGAACAGCAAACCATGCGCTTAGAATGGCAGCAGAGCTTGATACAAAGTTCTTCGAAGTAGCTGGTACAGATGCTACAGAAGTAGATCTGACAGGAATCACAGCAATTGAAGAGATTGCAGAGAAAATGATTCAGCAGTGTGAGACAACAAAGAATGAGTACGTAGACGGAGTACCGAGATCTATGATGCACATGGTGCTTGATCCGGACTACTACGGAAAAATCAGAACATACCTTGACAAGGTAACAGTTCCTGGTGTTGGAGCAGCTGACGAAGAGTTCTACGCTTTCCACGGTGTTAAGACATACTCTTGCGTACATCTTCCAACAGACGTTAAGGCTCTTGTTATGGTTGACGGTGCAATCGCGCAGCCAGTAATGTCAGATCCTTACAATGCAGAGAAGATTCCACTGTCAAACGCTTACGGAATCGAACTGTTCTACCACTTCGGAACAAAATCTGTTACACCGGACCTTATCTTCAAGAATAAGAAAATTGGTGGTTAATTAAGATGAAGTTCTTGGACAAAGAAACTGGACTGTATCTGTCTACTGACAATGCCGAGAGTATTGCCAGTATGCAGAGCAATCCTAACAAATACGAAGAAGTAGCAGATAAGCCACAGAAGAAACAGCAGACAAGAAAAAAAGCTGAGTAAGGAGATTCACATGGCATACACAGACTATCAGTTCTATACAACTAAATATTTTGGAGATGCCGTGACAGAGGAAGAGTTTCCTAAGTATGCAGAGCGAGCAAGCGAGCGTGTGGACAGCATCACTTTTGACAGATTAGTCGATGGTCTTCCGGAGAACGAAAGAGCTAATACAAAGGTACAGAAGGCTGTCTGTGCGGTCGCAGAAGCACTGCATCAGATTGACTCGATCAGAAAAGCGTCAATGGATACGGTCGGAGTGGTAAAGCACGAAGACGGTACTGTGAGCAAGAAACAAGTAGCATCTATTACGTCAGGTGCTGAAAGTATAAGTTTCGTCACTGGGACTAGCGGAACAGCAGACAGCATCTATGCACGAGCGTCAATGGATAAGAAAGTGGAAGCTTTGCTGATCAGACAGGTGGCTTCTGAATATCTGCAAGGTGTTGCGGATAAGAAAGGAGTGTGCCTACTCTATGCTGGTATTTAGATGGCTTAAGCGGTTAACATGCCGACACGAAAAATTAACATATTCTTCAACTTTCCTTGATGAGGTCGGAGACCATGAGTACAAGACTCATCATGTGTGGAAGTGCAAGGAATGTGGAAAAGAATTCTACTAGGAGGGGATACTGATGTATGACAAGACTGTGACTGTATTCAACAAATACACTGACAAGAATGATGCCATATATTGGTATCCTCATGTTATATCTGGAGTCACACTTATAACGGACAAGGCAGCCAACATTGCCAAAACTGGCTTGGATACGGCTGATACAGCTAATCTTCATGTACCGTTTAAGGTACGTGAGGGAGAAAGGGTGGTATGCAATCTTTCCTATCTCACTCCGAAAGTGTGGAAAACTGCGGAAAACAAAGAGGGTTCAATCACATTCTCGACAGGTGACATCTTCATGGAAGGCGAATATCCGGAAACGGTAATTGCCGATGAAGACTATACGTCACGCACGAACAAAGGATTCTACGATTATCTGAATAAGAAGATGGATAACGTCTTCCTAATCACAAGTGTAGGCTCTTACACACTGATTCCTCATTTTGAGATTGGGGGAAAGTAATATGAGTAAGACATTTCATTTTCCGAGCTTTTCAATGGTAGCCGGGGACATCACAGTGAACATTAGCTTGAACAGATTTGAAAAGCAGTTCCAGGAAGCACAAAACTGGTTAGACGGTCAAGTGTTCACAGATATGGAAAAGTATATGCCTTTTCGTGATGGCAACATGAGAAACGTGTCTGCAATTATGAGCAGATCCATGCAAGGAACCGGTCGAGTGATTGCCGGTGTTCCACCTTATGGACGATTCCTCTATGAAGGAAAAGTTATGGTAGATCCTCTCACAGGTTCACCGTGGGCAAGAGCCGGAGCAAAGAAGGTAGTAACAGACAGAGACCTTGTATTTGATAAGATAGCACATCCTAGAGCAACAGACCACTGGTTTGATGCTGCAAAGACAGAGAATGTGAAGTCTTGGGTGAAAGGAGTGAAACGAATTGCCGGAGGAAAGTAAGAAACCGGTCAAGTACGATGTAGACGGTTACGATGCTGTAACTGATGCACTCGTTTCTCTTCTCAATAGTTTTCCGGGATTAGAGGAAGATGAAAAGATAAGATTCTCCACACTAGATGAAGATGGCGGTATTGCCTTCTATCCAGTGACAGGAGCGGTGATTGCACTGGAAAAGAAGAGCGTAACTGGCAAAGTAGACCAGTTGTGCAACTATCCTTTTTATGTGATCTACCGGTCTTCAATCGACTCTCCAAAGATTAAGGCCAGTATCAAAGAATTCCTTGACACTCTTGGAAAGTGGCTTGAACAGCAGACGGTTGTAATAAATGGAGAACAAGCAAAACTGGAAGAATATCCAGTGCTTACAGAAGAGAGAAAAATAGAGGAGATCATAAGACTTACACCGGCTCACTTAGATAATGTGAGTGGTGGTAATGTCCAAGATTGGGCAATCAGCATCTCCTTGAAATACAGAAACATATTCTACAAGAAATAACGGAGGATAACAAACATGAAATTAGAGCGTGAAGCGTTGATGCATTATCTTGATGCATCGTTTAAAAAGACACCGACAACAGCAGAGTGGGCGGTTCTCGGTGACGATATCGAGGAAATGTCCGTGGAGCTTAATCCAGACACGGAACAGAAGAGGACCATTCTTGGAAAAACTGTGACAACTGATAATGGATATGCACCTTCCATGTCAGCTGATCCATTCTACGCAGATCCAGCGTCCAAACTGTATCCGAAGATTAGAGAGATTGCGTTTAACCGTCTGAAAGGTGAAGCTTGTAAGACACTTATGCTTGAAGTAATCGTAGAGGACACGGCAGCCGAAAAGCATCTTGCTTATGTACAGGAAGTAATGGTTAAACCACAGAGCTATGGTGGAGACACTACTGGTGTTAATATTCCATTCGATGTAACAGACGATGGGGAGAGAACAAAAGGTTATGTCACAGCTGAATCTCTGAAATCAGGCAATCCAGTATTCGCAGCGGGTGAAATTGTAGCTGCTTGAACTGAAGAACTTTCGGTATACGATGAAGAGCATAATGAAGTATTTGGCTTAGAATAGGCAAGAAAGGACGATACAATGAGCAATAAATTAGCAAAACCAATGGCAAACAAGATTGTAGTAGATGATGGTAGCAAGGTCTACACGATTGAGAACAAAAGAGGAAAGGTGCTCGGCAAGTTCGAGTTCAGACCTACAGATACAAATATCGTGAAGAGATATGAGGAAGTGGTTGAATACTACAATTCATATCAGCTGCCGGAGAATCCAAGCGAAGCGGATATGAGAAAAGCAGAGGATGATATTACAGAGAGAATCTCTTATCTCATCGGAGAAGATGCAAAAGAGACATTCTTCTCTATCCTCGGAGCATTCTCACCACTGGCGAATGGAGAACTGTACATGGAGAATGTTCTGTCCTCTATCGCAAAAGTGATTGAAAAGGAAATGAATATCCGCACAAAGAAGGTACAGAGTCGCATGAATAAGTATGTGGCTAAGTACCATAATTAATGGATCCGTGGAAACTTCCCACATCTTTAGACGTTAATGGAAAAGAATATTCGATACGCTCTGATTTTAGAGTGATATTGGATATTCTTTCTGCTATGAATGATCCGGATATCTTCGAGCCCGGCATGACGGAAGAAGAGAAGGATCAGGAGAAAGTATTTACAATGCTTAGAATCCTCTATGCTGACTTTGATTCTATGCCACCTAAGGACTGGCAAGAAGCATCAAGAAAAGCGTGTGAATTCATCGACTGCGGTATTAAGAATGACGGTAAGCCTAGACCGAGGACAATGGACTGGGAACAGGATGCACCAATCATCATACCGGCTGTGAATAAGGTGAATAACGCTGAAGTGCGAGCTACAGACTATATGCACTGGTGGACGTTCTTCGGACTCTATATGGAGATTGGAGAAAGTACCTTCTCAACTGTAGTCAGCATCCGAGACAAGAAGAGAAAAGGTAAGAAGTTAGAGAAGTGGGAACAGGAATACTACAAAAATAATAAGTCTATTGTGGACTTGCACCAGAAGAATACACAGAGAAGTGATGCTGAGAAAGCTGAACTTCGTGAACTCTTCGGATTGAATAAATAACCGGATATCGAAAGAGATATTCGCTGACCGCAGATAATTAGCGGTGGAAAGGATTAGAAATGGCACAAGCCGACGGCTATATCATAATTGACACAGAGATTAACGCTGACGGCATGAAAGCCGGAAGCAAAGAAGTTGAAGCAGCTGTCAGAAGAATGGCGAATTCCGTTGATGATATGGGGAACAAAGCTAAGACAGCTCTCAACAAACAAGCGGATGCATTCGCTAAATTAAACAATGAATATGCTGCACAGGAGCAGAAAGTATCTGAACTGAAGAAAAAGATTGCTGAGTACGGTGAGCAGAAAGTACCAACAGATGAATACAGAGAGATACAAACACAGATTTCACAGGCTACTCAGAAACTGAATTCGCTGAAAGCTGCACAGGATAAATTTCTTTCTACTGGTGGAAAGCAGAGCAGTTCATCTTTCAAGAGGATGCAGTATGACATAGAAGAGCTTGAGAATGAAATCAAATATGCAAAAGCAGAATTAGCTGACTTAGAAGCGTCAGGTGGAGCGTTTACGCTTGACTCTAAGACACAAGAAGCAGCTGCCAGTATGCGCACATTGCAAGCAGAAGAGAGAAAACTTGCTGACATGAATAATCGTCTTCATACTTCTTACAATTCTGTAAAAGGAAGTATTGATGATTACAAACAGAAGTTGATGAGTGCGGCACCGGCACAGCAAAAAATGGCGAATGCAAGTGAGAAGGCTTCAAAGTCTATCACTAAAACTGGGAAAGCTGCAAACAGTGCGAGGTTCGGCATTGGAAGAATGCTTAAGATGTCCTTACTAATGAGCATAGCATTCAGAGCGTTTTCGGCTGCAATTAGTGCTATCAAGGATGGGTTCACAAACCTTGCACAGTACTCAAGTAGCACGAACAACAGTATATCAATGTTGTGGGGAAGTCTTGAGACGCTTAAGAACAGCCTTGCGACAGCGTTTGCACCGATTCTTAGTGTAGTAGCACCAATTCTTAGCAAATTCATTGACATGCTTTCAACAGCTGCAAGTTATGTAAGTATGTTCTTCTCATTCTTGTCCGGAAAGAGTACATACACGAAAGCTATCGCAGTACAGAAAGATTATGCCGGAAGCCTTAAGGATACGGCAAGCGGTGCGAAAGATGCAGCAGACGGAACAAAAGAAGCTGCGGAAGCTGCGGAAGAGTACTTATCACCACTTGATGATATCAACAAAATGGATAAGCAGGACTCGGGAAGTGATTCTGGTGGATCCGGTGGTGGTGGAGGTGGTGCCGGTGGCGGTAGTGGTTCCGGACCATTGTTCGAAGAAGTACCGATTGACAATAAGTTTGCATCCTTGCTTGATTCCGTATTGGACAAGCTGAAACAGATCAGAGACATCTTTATGGATGGTTTCTGGGATGGACTTGGAGATTACAAGCCAGTACTTGAAGAACTGAAGAAAGACCTTAAGTCTATCGGAGAACACATCAAAGATATCTTCACAGATAAAAATGTTCAGGAAGCAGCTAAGAGATTCGCTATATTGTTCATTTATAACATGGGCAAAACAGTAGGCTCATTTGTTTCGATTGGGTTAACAATAGCAGCAAATGTTGTTGGAGGTATTGAAAGCTACTTAGAAGAGAATACAGACAGAATCAAGAAGTGGCTTGTGAGGATGTTCGATTTAGGCTCAGAGATTTCCATAATTGTAGGAAATTTAAGTGCAACAATTGCAGAGATATTCCAACAGACATTCGGATCACAGACAGCACAGAACATTACTGGCAATATTATTGGCATATTTACCACAGCGTTCGGAGAAATTATTCTACTTGCCACAAGCTTTGCAAAAGATGTAATGGATGCGATTGCAACACCTATCATCGAGAACAAAGATAAGATTATTGAAGCTATCAATAACACGCTGAAACCAATAGAGGAGATTACTCAATCTATAGAAGACTTCGTACAGAAGTTAGCAGATAAGCTGACTGAACTGTATGATGAGCATATAGGACCGTTTATCAATGATGTTGGAAGTGGCTTATCAGAAATAGGTGGAACACTTCTTGATACCTATAACCAGTATATCGCACCGATTCTTGATCAGTGGGCGCAGAAGTTCGATGAAGTCTTAAACGGACCAGTGGGCGATGCAATTGACCACATCATTGACGAAATTGGAAGGCTGATTGATGGACTTAATTGGCTGTGGAATAACGTACTTATTCCTCTTATACAGTGGTTGATAGAGAACGTGATTCCAGTACTTGCACCTATAGTGGCATGGATTGGTGATACGCTTCTTTCCATTGTTGCCAGCGTAACTGGAATGGCAGATAGCGTTCTCAAACAGCTTGATGGAATCATCCAGTTTTTAACAGGAGTTTTCACTGGGGATTGGGCGCAAGCATTGAGTGGAATCCTGTTATACGTTGAAGGATTTAAGCAGAACATTAATATTATCTTCAATTTCATCAAGAATCAAATACTTGATCCGCTGTCAAAATGGCTTGACGGAGTATTCAAGGTGGATTGGGTAAAAGACTTTGGTGTAATTGGAGATTACATGAATGCATGGCTTGCGAATATTCAGAACATTGTTGCAGCTGTGAAACAGGCATTTAGCGGAATCGTTGATTTTGTAAATGGTGTCTTATCAGGAGATTGGCAACAGGCATGGGATGGTATCAAGAATATCTTCGGTGGTGCTTGGAATGGCATGTTAGCAATCATCAAATCTCCAATTAACGGAATCATCGGATTGATGAACGGACTCCTTAGAGCTGCACAGATCATGCAGAATGGCGTTGCTAATGCACTGAACAAAATGAACATATCAGTTCCATCATGGGTTACATCATTAACTGGAGTATCATCTATCGGATTCCATATATCAAAATGGAGTGCTCCACATATCCCTTACCTTGCACAGGGTGCTGTTATCCCACCGAACAAAGAGTTCATGGCGGTACTTGGTGACCAGAAAAGCGGTAACAACATTGAAGCACCTGAAAGCCTTATCCGTAAGATTGTAAGGGAAGAAACTGGTAACAGCTCACGCAAGATTGAAGTGCCGGTATATCTGAACCGTAGACAGATTGCGAAGGCTGTACTTGAAGAAGGAAAGAACATGAGAACACAGACGGGAAGAAATCCGTTTGAAATGGCTTAGGAGGTAGAATATGGCACAGAACTATTTAAAATTCGGCTCATTCACACCACCAGATGTGGATGAGGACGGATATCAAATTTCATTCGCTACTACCTCTACAGAAAACTCAGGAAGAACCATGAGGGGAAATATGAAAAACTCCCCTCTCTTCACAATAGAAGCTTATGAGCTGAAATGGAGTGACATTAAGGTAAGTGACGCAAGCAAAATTCTCAAGGAGGTTATGGGAAAGAGCGGATTCGACTTTTTCCACCTTAACATTTATGAGGATAAATGGGAAACCAAAAGGTTTTATGCAGCAAACTTTAATGCTCCATGTGTAAGTTTAGTAGAAGGCGAAGAGAAACTGGATGAGCTGAGTTTTCAAGTAACATCGGAAAATCCAGTGTTATAGATTTCACCGGATATCGTTAGAGATATTCGCTGACCTTAAATAGTTAGAGGTAGATTTAATGAAGAATGTAAGCAACGAATTCAAAAACATCATAAAGTCAGGCGGCCCGTTCTATGCTTACGCATCGATTACACTGAAAAACGGCGAGAAACTATATCTTGATTCTGAAAATGATTTTTTTATCAGTGGAAATGGATATTCAGAAGACGGAGGAGATGGATTCCCACTGGGATCCGCTCTCTCCAAGTCCGTTACACTTGTCATTGATAACATTGACGAGAGATTTTCCAAGTATGATTTTTACTACGCACAGATTTCACTCTTTACGGAAGCTGACATCGAAAATAGAAGCTACGATATATGGAGAGATGTAAAAGGCGAGGAAATACTTGATATCAATGGCAACATGATTATGCTGACGAAATCAAGAATCGAGAGACTGAACGAGGGCGCATTTACCGTGCTTGAGCCGACAGCAGTTGGAGATACGATAGAACTTGTAGGTTACGATTCAATGTACAAGGCAGATGCAGACTTCACATCTAAATTATCTTATCCAACAACAGCCGGACAGCTTTTGAGAGAAGCGTGTAGCACATGTAATATCATGCTTGGAAGTCCGAAGTTTAACAATGACGATTTCGTGATTGAACAAGCTCCGGATAAAGTGACTTGCCGAGAAGTTATCGGATATATCGCAATGCTTGCTGTTGGTAATGCAGTGATTCAGGACGGAACACTTGTTATTAAAAGTTATGACTTCTCTGCAATATCGAAGATTGCGAGTAGAGCGGACTTGGTGGAAGATGCTGGCTATAGCATTTTGATGGACTATCAGTCAGATCCGGACATTAGCACAGATCCTGTTGTAATCACTGGAATTGCGACCACAAAGAAAGTAGAAAACGAGAGTACAATCTTAATAAGAGGTACAGATGATTATGCACTTGAAATCACGAATCCTCTTATTGAAGGACATGAAGATGATGCAATCAATCTGATTGGAGATGTATTGATCGGAGTTAAACTGAGAGGTTTTAGTGGAGAATTCTTCCCTGATCCAACGATCGAATTCATGGATCTGGCTTGCGTGGTAGACCGGAAAGACAAGGTTTATCCAACGTTTATCACATCTCTTGAGTTTAATTATCTTGGCAGCAGTTCATTTTCTTGCGGAATCAAGGATCCGGAACGGCAGAAGAGCACTTATTACAGCGAAGCTACAAAAGTGTATGAGAAAGCCAAAAAGGAAATCAAGCAGAACAAGACAGAATTTGAAGCAGCTGTCGATAATCTGAATAAGACACTTGAGAATGCATCTGGAATGTATTCGACAGAATCACCACAGCCGGACGGAAGTATGATTACATATATCCATGATAAGCCGACAGTAGAAGAGTCCAAGAACGTAATAAAGGTCACATCTGAAGCTATCGGTATCTCAAGTGATGGCGGTAAGACGTATCCTTACGGATTATTCCTCACAGGAGACCTGATAACAAGAATCTTGTATGCTATCGGCATTAATGCTGATTATATCAACTCAGGTTCTCTCACTATAAAAGATAAGAATGGAAACATTACATTCTATGCTGATACGGAGACAGGACGAGTTACTATCAATGCAGAGTCAATATCCATCACCGGTAAGTCTGTGGAAGATATTTCGAATGGTATTGTAGATGATTTTGTAACTAACATTTACAAGACAGATATGGACGAGATTAAAAACTCCGTCCGAAATAAGATTGAAACATGGTATCAAGATAGTGATCCGTCTGTAAACTGGAAAGACAAAACCGAGCATGAAGGTGACTTGTGGAAAGACACAAGAGATAATAAAGAATACATTTATCGTTCCGGGCAATGGGTGGAAATGAATGTTCCGGACGAAGTCTTTGACGAGATTGACAGTAAGGCTCAAATCTTTATCAATGAACCGACAACTCCTTACAAAATTGGAGATTTGTGGTTTGATTCGGAAACAAAAGAACTGCTCACCTGTGTTAAGAGCAGAGCCACAGGCTCATGTGTAAAGGCTGATTGGGAAAAACGTACCAAGTATACCGATGATTCCACAGTAAACACGTTCATCACAAAGATTTACGAATCAGACATTGATGATATCCGCAACCAGATTGACCAAAAAATCGAGACATGGTATCAGAGCACAGATCCATCCGTAAACTGGGGTGGAACTGTTGAAATGGCATGGTGCGATGTCAATGGCGAATCAATCCTTGACGTAAACGGAAATGAAATCATTTTGCTGTATGAAGAGTCTAAGGCTGAACATGAAGGAGACTTGTGGAAAGACCTGTCTACGAACGATGAGTATATTTATCGTGGCGGTCAGTGGATGAAGATGCAAGTGCCGGACGAAGTCTTTGACGAGATTGATGGCAAGGCACAGATATTCATTAACACTCCTGTTCCACCGTATCGTGTTGGTGACTTATGGTTTGATGCAGATACACAGGAACTTCTCACTTGCGTGGAAAGCAGAGATAAAGGAAGCTGTGTAAAGTCCGACTGGCAGAAGAAAACCAAGTACACTGACGATAGCGGACTGAATACCTTCATTTCTGCGGTATATGATCCAAAGATTGCGGAATTACAGAGTCAGATTGATGGACAGCTTGAAACATGGTTCTATGATCACGAACCTAGCTTACAGAACGAACCGGCTGTGAATTGGACAACCAACGAGCAGAGAAAAAACCACGAAGGTGATCTCTTCTTCTGGAAGTCCACTGGATATTCCTACCGATTCTTACAGGACGGAGCGGTTTGGAAGTGGCAGATCGTACAGGATACAGATATTTCAAAAGCACTTGCAGCTGCGGAGAAAGCACAGGATACAGCAGATCATAAACGTAGAGTCTTTGTAGTGACTCCACAGCCACCTTACGACATAGGTGACCTTTGGGTACAGGGTGATGATGGTGACATCATGCGTTGCTGTGTTGCAAGAAGTGAATCGGCTTCTTTCTCGGCATCAGACTGGGAAAAGGCATCAAAGTACACGGACGATACAAGAGCCAATGAGGTACAGAAAGAGCTGGAAACAGTCAATAAGGACTTGCAGAATCAGATTGATGGCAAGATTGAGACATACAATCAATCTGCTGATCCGGCAGCTTCATGGACAACAGCTGAACTGAAAGCAAAGCATACTGGCGACTTATGGTACAACTCAAAAACCGAAGAAACAATGCGTTGGAACGGTTCAGCGTGGTCAAAGTTAAGTGATGCGGATGCGAAAGCTGCAAAGAACCTTGCTGTCACAAAGAAACGTGTATTCAGTGTAACTCCTTATCCACCTTATGATAAGGATGACTTGTGGGTACAAGGCACAAACGGAGATCTTATGCGATGCGTGACCTCGCGTCAGAGCGGAGATTATGTCGCATCCGATTGGGTTAAGGCTACCAAGTACACAGATGATTCCGCAATCAATAACTTTGTTAAGAATACTTATGCTGCCGACCTTGAGAATATCAAGAATCAGATTGATCAGAAGATAGAAACTTGGTTCCAACCTACTGACCCGTCACTTAATTGGACTGGAAAAGAAACACAGCCTCTTTGCGATATAAACGGGAATGAAATCTTAGATGTTAGTGGAAAAAATATCACAATCACTGTGGAAACCGAGAAAGCAACTCATGAGGGTGACTTGTGGAAGAATTCCAAAACTGGTGATGAATACATCTACAGAAGCGGAAATTGGGAAGAAATGCCAGTTCCAGACTCTGTATTCGATGAGATTGACGGTAAAGCGCAGATTTTCTCAACACAGCCAAAGCCACCGTATAGCGTGGATGATTTGTATTTCACTGGAAATGATATCCTTGTCTGCCTAAAGGACAGAGAAACTGGTGAGTATGTAGCAAGTGATTGGCAGAAGAAAGATAATTATACAGACGATTCTACAGTAACGGACTTCATCGAAAACATTTATGATCCGAAAATTGAAGATATCCAAAATCAGATTGATGGAAAGATTGATACGTACTATTACGATTATGAGCCTGCGAATTCAAACCATCCAGCATCTGAGTGGACTACAGCTTACGAAAGACAGAAGCATGTTGGTGACCTCTTCTTTTGGAAGAACAAAGGTTTCACTTACCGCTATATGAAAGTCGATACATCTTATCAGTGGGTGAGAGTGAAAGATGCAGACATCGTATCTGCGATGGAAACAGCATCAAAGGCGCAAGATACCGCAGACGGTAAGAGAAGAAACTTTATTACAACTCCTGTGCCACCTTATGATGTTGGCGACCTTTGGACGCAAGGAGACACTGGTGACTTGATGAGATGTAAAACCGCAAGAGCTAGCGGCAACTATGTTTCTTCTGATTGGACAAAAGCCACTAAGTATACTGACGATTCAGCTGTAGAAAAGCTAAACAAATCTCTGACTTCCGAAGAAGTGTTTAACAGACTTACTGATAACGGGAAGAAACAAGGGATATATATGCAAGGCGATCAGTTGTATATCAACTTCTCTTATGGCAAGGGCGGTACACTTACATTGGGAGGTGTAAACAATGAAAATGGCTCAATACAGATACTAGATGCCATAGGAGCGGAAGTTGGTAAATGGGATAAAGATGGACTGAACATCAAAAAAGGCTCGATTTATGGAAGCACGATATATTTAGATAAAGAAAAAGCGTCTGCGCTCATCGTTGGCCGTAACAATTCGAAAGAAATATTCACTATCGGAAGCATGGGGATGCATATTGATAATACTAATATGGGACTTCTCGCATCAGACAGTATGGTTGTTGACCTTATGGGCGGTTGGTTTCATGGTTTGAGAATGAAAGCATCTAATAATGGAAGGGGATACGGTTCTTCAATTTCCCCGGAATGCTTCTCTATTGGATGGGCTGAGGATTTACAAGGATGGTCTGATGCAATGTCAACAGTAAAATCGTACACATTCAGCATTAGCGAGAACTCAACAGGTTGCCTTTCAATTAGAATTAATGGAAGTAATTATATTAATGATTATGTAGATATAAGCCCAAGAGAAATAAAAACAACTGGAACTAAAAACCGTGTTGTTCCAACAGAGAATTATTCAAACAGACTTCAATATTGCTACGAAACAGCTTCGCCAATGTTTGGAGACATCGGTGAAGGAATTACTGATGAGAACGGTGAATGTATCGTTGAAATCGGAGATATCTTCACGGAAACCGTAACAACACGCATTGAGTATCAAGTGTTTTTGCAGAAAGAAGGAGAAGGAGATTTGTGGATTGAAAAGAAGGAAGAGAATTACTTCATTGTGCACGGAACTCCGAATCTGAAATTTGCATGGGAACTGAAAGCAAAACAGAAAGATTACGAATATGTAAATCTTGAGGAAGATGTTGACAGGGAAGAAGAATTACCTGAAAGCCCTGAGAACATATTAAACGCGGAACTAGAAACCTTGATTAAGGAACAGGAGGAACTTTTAAATGAAACAGCTTAGTGGTTTTTCAATTTTAAATGTAAATGGAATGGACAGAGCTACATTTACTTATGACGAGATTGACGAAAGCGGAAATCTTGTATCGCACAACAATAAGAAATCGTTCTATATCGTTGATGCTGAACTCAAAACTCATGTAGATGCGATTAGAAAATTTATCACAGTAAACAAGGTTGACGAGGCGTAAGGGCATGAATAATGCTCTTACCCTTTTAATAAATGATTCAATAAAGGAGAATTAATCATGGAATGGACAAAGTACACAACTAAAGAAGCACTGAAAGACAATGATGAGTTAATGATTCTCGACAAGGACGCAAATGCAAACAAGCGTACTTTGATGGACAAGATATGGGATTATGTTGTCGATAAGATGACTACGGCAGTTATCGCGAAGTTAGGAACAACTAACAAGACTTTGATCGGGGCAGTTAATGAATTAAATAGCAAAACTTTTGGTAGTATAAAAGTAATTGGTGGAATTGATGTAAAAGGT